AAACACAAGCACTAGCAACACAACCGCAGACGCAGGAACGGTTTTCGGCCTTTTCAACGCCTGCCGCATTCGAGGCCGCGCAACGCATGGCGAAGCTGTTGACCTCTAGCAGCATCGTTCCGCAGACGTATCGCGAAAACCTTGCGGATTCAGTCATCGCGCTGGAAATGGCGAACCGAATCGGAGCGAATCCGCTGGCCGTCATGCAGAACCTCTACATTGTCCACGGACGCCCGGCTTGGAGTTCTCAGTTTCTTATCAGCTGCATCAATGCGAGTGGCAAGTTCTCGCCACTGCGTTACAAGATGACTGGCGCGAAGGGCAGCGACGAATGGGGTTGCGCTGCGTGGGCCATTGACAAGAGCGGCGAGCGGTTGGAGGGGCCGGAAGTTTCCATTGCGACAGCGAAGGCCGAAGGGTGGTATCAAAAGAACGGGAGCAAATGGAAGACCATGCCGGAGCTTATGCTTCGCTACCGCGCCGCAACGCTCTTTGCCCGTCTCTACGCTCCTGAGCTAACCATGGGCATTCAGACTGACGATGAGGTGATTGATATTTCGCCCATCGTGACTGACCCGGTTTTGCGCGCAAAGCCTGCCAACGCTAAGGTTACGAAGCCCGAGTTGTTGGAGGCTCCCAAACCCGAACCGCTCGCCAAGGTCGCACGCGGCTTGCTGAACCTCGCTGGCATTTCTGAGCCCGAGCTTGTGGCGTTCCTTCACCAAACGGCGGGCGTTGACGAAACGCTGGCCACGCTTGACGACATTGAAAAGATTGCACCTGACGCGCTCAAAAAGGCGTGCGATGGGTTCAAGGCGATTGAGAAGGCGATTAAGTCGGCGAAAAAGTAACACAACAAACACATGAGCGAACAAACCATTGCAGTTAAAATTGACGTGACGAAAATCGAAAAGGCCCGGCTTTTTAATGGTGCCAAGGGCGTTTACCTCGACGCCTTGTTAGTGCCGAAGCGCAGCGACTACGGCGACGACTTCATGATTGTGCAAAGCGTCAAAAAAGAGGAGCGCGAGCAGGGCATCAAGGGGCCGATAATTGGGAATGCCAAATTCCTGCAACGGCGCGAGCAGCCGAGGCCAGCCGCCAAGCCATCGCCATCGCAAGAATCGCCCATGGATGACGTGCCTTTTAACTAGGCAGAGCGTGCAACTGCCTAAAAAACACGCCAGAAATTGCCGTTGACAAATTCCAAGACTGTGTAAACCTCCACACAACTGAGCGCGTGATAGCGTTCAACCTTGAGACCATGATTACACAGACAGAGTTTACCTTATCCGCCTTGCGGGTCCACGATGCCACCGCTCCATTGGTCTCAGCGATCGGCGTCTCTATCACCCCGCAAGGCGGACCTCTTTTTAAGACCTGCACTAAGTGCAAAACAGAGAAGCCGCTGGAGGATTTTGTTGTGTGCAAACGTGCCCGAGACGGCCGGCACGGGTGGTGTCGCGCCTGCAAGGCCGAGGCGGCTCGCCGGTGGTATGCCGAGCCTGAGAACCGCGCCAAGGTTGCCGAGTCGGATCGCCGCTGGTATTCCAACCCTGAGAACCGCGCTAAGCGGGCCGAGTCAAGACGCCGCTGGCTAGAGAGGCCCGAGAGCCGCGCCAAGCGGGCCGAGGCGAATCGCCGCTACAGGAAAACACCGGAAGGGCGCGCCAAGCGGTCGGAGGAGCATCGCCGCCGTCGCCAAACAAACCCTCAAGCCCGACTTGCCAACCTCCTCCGCACCCGCCTCCGCTCGGCCCTCAAAGGCACAGTCAAATCCGCCCGCACGATGGAGCTTCTAGGCTGCCCGATAGAGCATTTGGTTAAGCATTTGGAGTCGAAGTTCCTTCCGGGGATGAGTTGGCAAAACCATGGGGAGTGGCACGTGGACCATATTCGGCCATTGGCCTCTTTTAACCTAACTGACCCTGAACAGCAACGCCAAGCCTGCCATTGGACAAACCTTCAACCCTTGTGGGCAGCCGACAACATTATCAAGGGTGCAAAACACGAAACACCTTCACACCCGGAGGGAAATACAGGGAAAGAGGTTGGCGCGAACAGAACCATCGCCGAACCGCACTCTCCGGGCTTCTTTGATTTGTCTCGCGGACTGGCGAACGCCGGCGAGCAAGGGACAAACGGGGGGCGCGACTTCCGAAAAAACGCGCAACAAGTAACGTATGAAACCATCCAACCGCAAAACGTCACATGTCTTCGACAGCCTTGCCCCAAAGCGCGGCGAACTGTCCAAAATCATCGCGCAGATTGATGCTGCGCACAAACGCCTCGCCCCAATCCGCCGTTGCCATCCATGGCGGGCGCGAGTGTTCCCGGCGAAGCCTGCGGAGGTTGTAGCATGAAACCCAAACCCAAAACTCCCCGCGAATGGGCAGCGTATCGTTGCAAGCTCTCTTGCGAGATTGGCCGCGACGCGCTGGAAGGCAAAACAAAAACTCCGCCCGGAGTCTCGCCGCTGGAATACGCAGTTTTTAACCTGCTCCACGCCATTGAAGAACTGGCGGAGCTGACCTCGAAGGACAAATGAAATTCACCACCGCATGGCTAGTGGCTCGCGAGGCCGAACGCCGCACCAAGAAGGCTACACAGCGGCTTGACGCGAGGCCGGCGCGTGTCACTGAAGCCGAGATTCAGGAGGCCATCGCGGGCTATCTAAACAGCCTTGGCCGCGATTGCTACTACGTTTGTCACCGTATGGACAAAGCGACCACCTGCCGAGTTGGAACGCCTGACTTTGTTGGCTGGCTACGCGGCAAGCCGTTCGCGTTGGAAGTGAAGCGTCCGGGTGGAAAGCAATCCCGCGAGCAGTCCGGCGAACTCATGCGTTGCCAACTGGCTGGTGGAGTTGCGGCGGTTGTCTATTCGTTGGAAGAGGCGGTTGCGGTCATTAGAAAGCTATGAAAACACCTGAAGAATGGGCGCAGATAATGCGCACAAGCCGGCCAACAACTCAGCCCGCTGGACTGATTAAGATGATTGCCGAGATTCAAGCCGACGCTTTGGCTTCCAAACGCAAACGCCGCGAACGCCTTTGCGACAACTGCGTTGCCTTGCTCTACCTCTTGTCCGACATCCGCGCCGCAATTGGCGACCCTACCGGCAAGCTCACGCAGGTCGAGCTTGTTCAATATTGCCGGGAGTTGGCCAAGGCGTCGAAATGATTCTCCGCACCACCGGATTCTGTGCGGGATAGCAAGTAGGTGAGGGCTTTCATTTGTTGCCTTCTACCGCCGCCTAGCCGCCCGGGCGTCGTCACCGAAAAAGTCTCCGGTGGGCGGCATACTTGACTAAGACGCCTTAATTTGAGAACCCATAGTGACCGGCGCGTGTGCGTCGGTGGCGGACTAACACCCCGCATTTGTTGGAAGCAGAATGAAGACAACCAAACATTTCAAGCGTGCCCCTCGGTGGGTTTGTAGGCGTTCCTCACGCCAATCTGCACCCGGTGTTAACCGGGGGGCACGCTTGAGCAGTTTGATACCCCTATGAGCATCCAATACCGAATTAACAAGTGGGACGAATACTTTGAAAACAATCGTTCCAAAACAGTCCGTGACCTAGCATGGGTGCCAGTGCCTAACCGCCACGACGGGGAAAACTATTCCATGATTATGGCGCACGAAAACGCGGCCGAAATCTTCGCCGCGTGGGTGCTCATTATTCAGGTGGCAAGCAAGTGCGAACCCCGTGGAACCCTCGTGAGGGACGGCGGCAAGCCTCACACGCCAAAAACTCTCAGCATCAAGACGAGGGCACCAGAAAGCTGGTTCAACATTGCCTTGAAGTATCTTGCCCAAGAGACGGATTGGCTTATTGCTGAAGGACTTGCAGAAGACTGTCAGTCGCCTGTCAGTCAACTGACACCCGCCTGCCAGGCAGCTGACAGCACGCTGACACCCGACTGTCAGCCGCCTGTCAGTCAGGTGACGAAGAAGGAAGGGAAAGAATTGAAAGAAGAGAAGGGAACAGAACCCGTCCTTCCTATCTCTGATTCAGATGCGGAAAAGGCCAAGGCAAAGAAACCGGAAACCTACCACCAGCACGCTAGGGTTGCACTTCACTACCTGAATGAAAAAACCGGACGCCACTGCCGGGAGGTTGACAGCAATCTGAAACCAATCTCCGCAAGGCTAAACGAAAGCGGCGTGGACATTGAAGGCGTCAAGCAAATGATTGACCGTCAGTGTCAGCTTTGGAAGCCGGACCCCAAAATGTGCGAATACTTGACCCCGCAAACACTTTTTGCAGCATCCCATTTCGACAAATATTACTCGGCGCGGCTTGTGCCCGTGAAATCCAGCACATCGGCAGCCCCTATCGGCGGCGAGTTTTGCGAAGGGTGGTGGAATAAGGATCCCAAACACATGACAAGCAAGGAAATTTCAGCTTATGTCGACCGTTGAACCAATCTTTGACATTGAAGCCGAGCAGGGATTGCTAGCCTGCATGATGTTTGAAGGCAGCGATGCCTACCATGATGCCATTGCCGATGGTATGCGGTCGGACTGGTTCTATGACATCCGCAACGCCGCAATCTTCAAAGCCGTTCAGGAATTGGAACTCAAAGGCGTCCCGGCGTCCGTTGTCACGGTCAAGAACCAAATCAGCTACCTGATTCAAGACGCGGGCGGGCTGGCCTATCTGGCGTCCATTCCTGAGTGCTCGCCAAGCCCTTCCCTTGCCAGCTACTTCGCCGGAAGGTGCAAAGACGCCGCCTTGCGCCGTAAAGCCTCCGCCATAGTGTCGGAAGGCTTGGACCTAGCCCAAGGCTCCAAAGACGGCAAAAGCGTCCTGAATCAAATCGCGGAGCGTTGCACGGCGGCGATTGACGACGCCACGGTCAGCGAAAGCCATACCGGGGGCGGGCTGGCCTTGGCGTTCACCGATAGCTTGGAGCGTCTAAAAGCACTTGCCGATGCCGGAAAGCGCAGCGGATTGCCTACCGGACTGCGGGAGCTAGACAAGATGACCGACGGCATCCAATTCGGGGAGCAAACTATCGTGGCGGCTCGACCCTCGGCCGGCAAAACGGCAATCGGCTTGACCATCTTGGAGGAAATGGTTTTCCGCAACGGCGTGCCGTCCCTCGTAGTTAGCTGCGAAATGAGCCGCCAAGCCCTAATGCACCGGCTTTGCGCAATTCATACGGGCGTCCCGCTTTCGTGCCTACGCCGTGGCACATACAATCACGGAGAATTTGAACGCATCTCGGCTTTTAACGCAGCGTTGGCAGCCGCCCCGCTTTTCATCTACGAAGGCGTGTCGGGCGTCACCGGTGGGCAGGCGTCGGCCATTATTCGGCAGCACGCTAGGCGGCACGGCGTCAGGTTCGCCCTAGTTGACTACCTCCAAAAGCTTCGCCCTGACAAGAAAGGCGAGAAAAGGACTTACGAAATCGGCGAAATCAGCAACGCCTTGCGCTCCGCTGCCGTGAGTAGTGGCGTTGCCTTGGTTAGCCTAGCGCAAATCAATCGGGACTCTGACAAAGGCGAAAAGCCCCGGATGCCGCGCCTTTCGGACATTGCCGACTCGGCCCAAATTGAGCGCGACGCCGATACGGTTGTGCTGCTGCACCGGTCGCGGGAGAATGCTGACCAAGATAAAAGCAGGCAAGAATCTACCATCATTATAGCCAAGCAGCGCGATGGTGAAACTGGACACTTCAATCTGTATTTTAACGGACCAATCACGCGCTTTGAGAATTTAGCCTATGATTACCCTCAGGACTAACCCTCGCACCGTCTCAATCTGCTGCCACGGCGAAGTTTTAGATGCCATGGCTGGCAACACCCGCGACGGGGTGACGCACTATTTCGTATGCGCCGAATGCAACCGGGCGACGGATGCGATACAGCTGCCGCAGGGGGCGGAAAAACTTAACAGAAACAAGGAACAAAATGACACCCACCCAAAAAGAGATTGCCTCACTTGAGGCTGAGCTGGCGAACCTACAACGCATCAAGGCCTTGCGTGAGCAGGTGG